ATGGGATAGAGAAGCTAATTTTAAAAAAGTAATAGATGAGGGTGCAAATTTATATGAAAAATTTTTTTTTAGTAAATGGTTTTATAATACTTTAAATTAATATAATGAATGGGTTTAAATATAAATAATTATTGTATAATATAGATGATGATGCTGACGATGACTGCTATTATGCCGACAACTTTTGTTCCTCAAGTTAAACCGGTTGTTAAATCATTTAATTATCAAGGTGATCTACCTCCAGTCAATTATTTTGATCCTCTTAAACTAAATAGTGAAACTAACTTTAAAGAAGATCAAGTAAAATATTGGAGAGAGGCTGAACTTCAGCACGGTCGTGTGGCTATGCTGGGTGCTACAGCTCTTCCATTTCTAGAATTAACAAATCCAGGAACCGTATCTATTAATTATCTTTCTAATATGGATGTTTTAATGCAATCTCCATTTTGGGCTAGTATGTTAGTATATGAATGTGTAAGAATGTCAAATGGTTGGGAAAATCCATTTGTTGCTGGAGGAAAAGCTTTTAAACTTAAAGAAGATTATCAGCCTGGCAATCTATTTTCTTATAATAAAGATAATGTATCCAAAACACTTTATGATAATGAACTTAGTCATGGTCGTCTAGCTATGTTAACATGTGCTCATATTATTGCTACAGAACTTGTAACACAAAAAGGACTTTTCGTTTAAAAATAGAAAATAAAAATTATATTATTTAATTAAAAATTTAAATAATATAAAAATTAAATACTTACTTATAAAATTGATTTAAAATTTAAATATATTAATTATATGTAATGCAAATTAATAATGAAGAAAATACTGATTCTATACCGAAAACTGGTTTAAAAAGAAAAACTACAGATAAATTTTATACATCATGTTTAACTGTAGAAAAATGTATAGAATTAATTAAAAATAATATTAATATAGAAAATAATGATTTATGTATAGAGCCAAGTGCTGGTAATGGATCATTTATAAATAGTATTAAAACTTTATTTAAAAATTATATATTTTATGATTTAGAACCTGAAAATAAAGAAATAACAAAACTTGATTACTTAGAATATGATTATAATGAGTATATTAGTAAATTTATTGGTAAAATTCATATAGTTGGAAATCCACCTTTTGGTCGACAATCATCATTAGCTATTAAATTTATTAAAAAATCTACAGAATATTGTGATAGTATTTCTTTTATATTACCAAAAAGTTTTAAAAAAGATAGTTTAAAACGACATTTTCCTCTTAATTTTCATCTTATTTGTGAATATGATTTACCTAAAAATTCATTTTTAGTAGAAGAGAAAGAATATGATGTTCCTTGTGTATTTCAAATATGGATTAAAAAAGAAAATAATAGAACTAATCCTGTTAAATTAATACCTAATAACTATAAATTTGTTAAAAAAACTGAAAATCATGATATATCTTTTAGGCGTGTAGGAATAAATGCTGGAGATATAGATAAAATGACAGAAAATAAGTCTATTCAATCACATTATTTTATTAAATTTGAAACGGCATTAACAGATGAGTTATTTAATAAATTAAAAAATATAGATTATGATTGTAAAAATAATACTTGTGGTCCAAAATCTATATCTAAACAAGAATTAATTGAAAAATTCAATAATTTTATTTAATGGAATCTCACCACGAGGATAATTTTTCAATAAGTCTTCTCCTCTAATAAATTTAATTTTAATATTTGGAAAATTAACATTAGAAACAATGCAAAAGATAAGTTTTTCACAGTGATTTATAAAACGTTCTTGATCAAATTTTCTTCCTTGACCTAGCATATTAGAAGGACAGAATTTACAACCATTTTGGGTGAATGTTTTTTCATCATATAATATTTCCGGATGCGCTTTATCTATAAAATCATAACCTTTTTTTCCTGGAATATGGGTTAAAGGATAATTATGATCAATCCATTTTTCTATAAAATGTGAGAAAGGTCTTCCATCTTTTAATATTTCTATACAAGTTTCATTAGATAAATTACCAAAATTATATTTTTCTATTGTATGATTAAATGTTTTATTTAATTCTACACTAGGCTGGTTATTATTTGTCATTATTAACTTATTATAAATTATTAAAATATAATCAATTTTTTTAATTAAAATTGAAATACTTTAATAAATATTATTGTGAGATGTAATGTTTATAAATGCAATATTTAGTAAGAGTTTAAATTTTATAAATAATTTATTTTATAAATATTTTAATTATTGGTATAATAATTATAACTATGAAAAAATTTTAGAATATGTTCCAGACCTTACTCTTAAGATTAAAGATAAAAAAATCAAATATAATTATAAATATATGCCATTAAGAGAGGTATATGAAGATAAATTAGTTGATTCTATTAGTAATATTTGTAATAAATTAAATAATAAAAAATTAATTATCTCTCTATCAGGTGGTATTGATTCAATGGTATTAACTACTATTTTACATTATATAAATTATGAAATAATTTGTGTACATATTAATTATAATAATAGAAGAGAAACTAGAGATGAAGAAAAATTTTTAAGAGAATGGTGTAAATATAATAGTATAAAATTATACGTTAAATCTATAAATAATATAAAGAGAGAAAATACAAAAAGAAGTGAATATGAATTAATAACTAAAAATTTGAGATTAGATTTTTACAAAGAAATCATGAAAAAAGAAGATATTGATTATATTTTACTAGCTCATCATAAAGATGATATTATTGAAAATATAGTAGCTAATTTATGTAGAGGAAGAAATTATTTAGATTTATCAGTTATTCGTGAAAGATCATATATAAATAACATTATCATGATTAGACCTATGTTATCTTTTTATAAAACAGATATATATAAATTTGCACATACTTATAATGTTCCATATTTTAAAGACACAACACCTAATTGGTCAGTAAGAGGAAAATATAGAAATATTATTGGTCCAGCTCTTGAAGATGCTTTTTCAAAAAATATAAAAGAAAATTTATTAAATATTAGTAAACAAGCAGATGATTGGAATTTACTAATTGAACAAGAAATTATTAGACCATTTTTATCAAATATAGTTTATGAAATCAATATTGAAAAAATTTTAGTAACAATAAATATTGAAAAATATATTGAATATCCACTTACATTTTGGTATATAATTTTTGCAGATTTATTTAATCAACATGGATATAGTTCTCCCTCAAAAAAATCAATTCAAGTATTAATCAATTCAATAAAAGAAAAAAAAAATAAAAATTTTAATTTATGTAATAAATGTAAATGTGCTATTAATAATTACAAAATAGTGATCGAATTTAAATCTATATAATTAATTAACATTATACCAAATATTTAAAGGTATATTTGGAGGAGATATTTTTCCAGTAGGATCAAAAAACACTGCTGCCAAATTTTTATCATTATTATCTAATATATTAACTAGTCTTAATTGTATATCAATCGGTGGTGGATTTGGTTTACCTTTAACATTAAAATTTACCATAGATGTAAAGTCAGAATTTAACTTCCCATTAACTATCCATTTTTGATTACTTTTAAAAGGTAAAATTGTATAATTATTATCTTTAAATATTATTTTTTTATAATCTGAATCATGTATATCATAAAAAATATAATTTTTATTATCTACTAAATTTAGTTGTTTATTATTTTTAGAAGTATAATTATTAAATAAATTATATATTATTATAAAAAGTAAAAAAACTAGTATAAAATAAAAAAATTTATTCATTTATAATATAACAATAGATTTTAAATCTAGATAATTAATTAACGTTATACCAAATATTTAAAGGTATATTTTTTTTTTGTAATTTTCCTGTTGGATCAAAAAAAACAATAGCTAATGATATATTTTCATTATAAATAATTTGTGAAAATACCATTTCAATAGGAATAGGCGGTGGATTAGATTTACCCTTAACATTAAAATTAACCAAACAAGAATTATTGGAATTTAATTTACAATTAACTTCCCATTTTTCTCTATTTTTATAAGGAAATATCTTAATTTTATTATTATTTATATATATTTTTTTATAATCATTATCATGTATATCATAAAAAATTAACTCACCTTTCATATAATATAATATAATATAATATAATACTTTTACCATTTACTTTTTTTAACTTTAATATTAGGACCTTTTTTAGAGGATTTACTTGGATCATATTGTTCTTCTTCATCATCTGAATTCATTTGTTTAGAAATTTCCCAAAATTCTTTTGAACCTAATTTAAAATCTTTATGAGATTCAGCTTTATACCAAAAGATCTGATCATGTAATTTATTACTTTTTGCACAATTTTTTATCACTAAACATTCAAAATTTTCAGTACATTGATCCATTACAGTACAAAAAGCTTCGAATGTAGGAAACATACCAGCATAATTATCATATATTCTTCGTCTATTAGAAATATAGGGTTCTCTTAAAATAAAAACATAATCAATATTAGTTCGTAAATTTGGAGGTATACCTAATGGATACTGCATAGTAATTATTAACATAATTTTCCAATGTCTACCATTCATAAATAATAAACGCATGACTTTATCTTTAGTCCAAGTAGCATCAAAAAGACAATCATCTAAAATAACAAAAGCTCGAGGATCAATATTTGTTCTTTTATACATTTCTTGTTCTTTTTTAATCTGTTTTAAAACAGCTCTTTGTCTTTTTAATATATTTTCAATTATAGC